ACTTCTTTTGGTTTTAATATCTTCAAGGGAATCACCTCAAGGGCATTGTAGCAGATAGCAAGTCAAATGTCAAGGTATTTATATATGTTTCTATATTATTTTAATTGCAGTTTTGTAGCTCCTATAATACCCATGATACGGGATATGTGAAATTGCCCTCTACAGATACGGCATTCGCGGGGCTTGCATGGCGATTTCTGAGTGAACCGTTAGCCGCGTCTATCCATCCCCTTGAAACAGTTCCGTCAGACCATGCAATCAAAATATTTGTGGTAAGTTGTGGTCTGATACCTACAGGAAGCGTTATTAATTCAGTTCCGGCGGCGACTGTCCTTGCCGAAAAGGTAAATTGAAACCAAACAGACATAATATTTCCTGTCTGCATAGCTTGCCAATTTCCCGACATCCCCGCCGCCACAGGCGTACCTCTGCCTCTGAATACCGTATTAACGGGAAGCCATGGCGTCCAATTCAGATTATCGCGTCTTATGCGCGTCCATATTTCATAATTATCTATTGTTGCTGCATTTCTGCGCATTGTCAGTGTTTGCTCAATCATATTTGAAGGAAGCTGCCTGACATCCAGCGTCCTTATCAGTGTTCCCGTTAGGGTTGTAGGCGGGTTGTTCATAATAACTTGTGCCGGATTAAGTTGATGACTTCCTGAAAACATAGCATTGCCCGAATTAAAATCCAAGATATGATTAGTCGGTGCAACGAGGGTTAAGGAGGTTCTGATTGCGCTGCGCAAAAAACCTTGCCGCTCAGTAAACATCGACATATTGCCCCAGTTCATTGTTGCAGGAGGATTCGCGGTTGCTATCATCCCTCGGTCTTCGCCGAAAGTCTGCTGGTGCATGGCAATAACCATTGGGTCACGCAACTCCCATCTCCATGCAATAACATTCCAATCCGCGTCATATTCGGATTCCGCTAATTCAAAAGCAACAATCCATTCCAGAGGTCGAGATGTAAAAGGAATAAACAGCCTTGTATTAATCTGCCAAATACCTTGCGCAGCGGCTTGGGCGGGCGATATCCAATTCGGAACATCCCAAACAGCAGTGATGTCGCGCAAATGAGGGTTGAGAAATGTATTATCAACTGTCTGGGCTGTATATGTCGGCAAGCCGCGAACAGTGTAAGTTCCGCGGCTTTGAATTTCTTGGAATCTTGCGTCAAGCTCCCAAAAGGATGATACTGTGAAATCAGGCACTGCAATATTCGCAACGCCCGGTATTTTGCTAATCAATTTCCGCAAATGGTCGCTTTCGGCTTGCAAATCCGAAATGCCCTGCTCAATCGGAGCTAAATCTTGCGTTATGCGTTCCATTGGCGCATTTCCCGATTGTATAAAAGCTTCTGTGCGCGGGTTAGGCATTTTTTAATCCTCCTCATCGTATTCCTCATAGTCCCCTTTATCCATAAAGAACATAAAGCGGGTTTGAAAGGATGCCGCAAGCGGTGTCGGCATACCCGCGGGCATATTAAACATGGGATAAAAAGAGCCTGAAACACCGAGAGGTGCGCCGTATGCCCCCAATTCGCCCGTTTCCGTATCCAGTATATGCCCTATGGTTATATTGTTCGCAGAGCCAACCGCAATCCATAAGTCTTTATCTTTCATCATCAAAGCCGATGGTAGTCCGGCTGAATGCGTAAAAGCAAATGCCCTCGAGCTAACCTGTACCTCCGAAAATATGGTCGCGTTGGTGGTCATGCTCATATTTATTCTGACAACGCTGTCACTGCTTTGTTGCGACCTGAAGTATATAATATGCCCGTCAACAGCGGTATGAACGCCGCGGGTTGTAGATACGCCTGTCGTTAACAATGCGGAGTTCCTGTTGGTTATATTTCGAGCAGGGAGGTTTAGCACAGGCATGTTCGGCGGATTGTCCAAAGGCGCGAAAACACATATGCCGCCGTCAAACGGCACGAATCGTTGCCATCTGAACGAGCCTGTCACCGTATGTCGAGTGGCTGTATTATTTTCGGTGTTGATTGACAAAATTGCATTTGTTGCGGTGGTAACGCCGCAAATTATTAAGCTCCCGTGTAAAATCGGATGTCCGTAATTTGTTGCGGTATTCGGCACTGTAAATGTGTGGAATGTGTTTGTTTCCGTGTCAAAAAACCACATGATATTGTTCGGATTTGTGCCAACTGCCGAAATGAAATATATCCTTGTCCCAACCACCACAAGCCCCGTTATCGTCCTGTTCAGGGGCTGTAAAAATGATGTTGTTTCCAGCGTATCAAGGTCTGTCACCCACATATTCATGTTGGAATTATCATTTACCATAAACATACGCCGACCCACAATTACCCAGCGGCTTGTACGTGTTGCGGACGGATGCCTTGGTATCAGGCGCGGCATGGTTGTATACGGGTCAATGCTGACAACAAGAGGACGCAACACCGATGAAGGGTTATGCCTGAAATACAATACACCGTCAATCAAGTCAAACCTATCTTCTGCACGTATGTCCATACCTTCATGGGTATAAATTTCGCGCACAGACAAATCATTTAAATCAATAACCGCAATAGTGTTGTTAGTAATGTTTGCCATAAAGAGCCTTTTGGTAGGCTCATGGAAAAATCCAATCTGCCAAAGCCCCATGCCGGGCATTAAAACGGCATTTACATCCCGCATGGCTTGCCCGGGGCCACCTTCAATCAGTGCAGCTATTCGAGGAGCAAAGGTATTGGCGGGAATGGGTTCATCCGTTCCGTCAACAAAACGTATGGAATTGGCAATATCTTGACAAAAAACATTCAAATTAGTTATCCGTGCCACTAGAATTCACCCTCCAATACTTGCCCTATCGCCGCGCTGATTGCGGCATGGACTGCACCGCCTGTAACGGGTCGAGTATCTCCCGCTGTTACAATTGCAGCAAGGTCGCCCTTCGTAAGCACGTCCGCGGGAACAGCCCCGCCTGCATCAATTTTGTCTTTCAATTCTTTTACAGCTTCATCTAATTGCTCGGTGGTGACAAATCCTTGCAAATTTACATCTGTTGACCCGAAATCAACCAATTGCCCTTGTATTGCCATATACTGGCGCAAACTTGGAGGTGTCCCGACAAAAAAGAACGTACGCTCAGGCATATTATCGGGGTAGCCTGTGATATCTTCAACAACAGCGAATGGGCCGCGTACCTCAACACCTTCCAGTGCGTCAATCAATGCACGAATATTTGAAATCTCATGACGAAATACATCATATCTTACATATGAAGCCAATGTAGCTTCAAAACGCTCTTCGCCGTCTTTGATGTCTATTGTTATAAAGCGCGTAACAACGCCGTTCGGGGCTTCCGACACAGTAAGCTTTACGGTAAGGTCTTCAGATTCTTCAAGCCCCTTCGCCAAAAATGCATCACGGTCAACTGCTTGCATATCATTAATCGAACCAAAATGCCTGTACCATGTACCCACTTTTTGCCAACCCAGAATTGATTCCCCGTCAGGGAGTTCTCGCATTACCTTACTTTCTGTTACAAGAAGTCCATCACTTGTTATTTCTGCCATATTTACGGCAATCGGGTCAAGTTTTACAGTTATCGGATTCGTAACCGTTCCGTCCCCGATTAAGGGAATATCTGTTTCAATAACACCATTTCCGCCGCCCAATGCGCCGCTTTCAAATTTATATTGAAGTGTTTGCCCGTCTTCAAATTCAACCTCTTCTGCATCGTGACGGTGAATTTCGCGCGAGAAGCCTGTATGCCCACTATCCTCAAAGCTGAGGCTGTTCATTTTCGAGTGGTCGGTGAGGATATCAAGCCCAATGCCGCCATCAACTGCATTACCTTGGTTATCTTGTATGATGATATTTCCCGCTGTCGGGCTTGCTATAAGGCTCATTTTGCCCGTGACATCAATTTCAACTCTTAACACTTCATCCCATGTTATAACGCCCGTTCCCGGCTCGATTTCGGCAACTTCCCATATGCCCAAAGGATTAGTAACCCACAAATAATCATGCATGGTAGGCATAAACGGCAGCAAGTCTGCTACGTATGGCGGCAAATCTGCCGCTGTGGAAGCAGGCGGCATGGGGATTCGCTTGCCCAGCAGACTTATTCTTGACAATCTTTCGGCAAGCTCATTGATATCACCTTGCAACCCGTCAACATTATCAAACGCTGTAGCAATTATGCGTCCGCCACTGTCTAAATCGCCCCTAATTATCGCGCTCATCAAAGCACCTCCCTGTTAAGTTGTGAGAATTTCCTGCCACAGATGCCAAGTCGCTCCCGTTGATGTTCGCACTGCAATTCTCGGAATGTCGCCAACCTGTGCTGAAACTGTTTGGAACTCCGATGTTGGGCTTATCGTCTCAACTTTAAGCGAAAACGGTACGTTCGCAAACGCCGGTCTGTTTGATATTGCAACCACGGCATCTAATGTGGGTACGAAATATTGCCCCGGTTGCCTGATGTTGTTTAGGCTTGACACCCCTGATATGTTAATAGCCGCGGAATCAACCCTGCTCCATGGTGTCCACCCGGCTTCTGCTCTGTGTTGCGCGATAAAAACTTCAGGCGGCAAGCCCCGCGCCGCAAGGATTGTTGACTTGTTTGTCGCGGTAACAGTTCGCCACGTTGACCATCTTTTTATTTCAATCTGGAACTCTGTCGCGGGTAAAAATGTAGGCGGAAGAGCAGTAATCCCCTCTGCCATAACCGACACATTAAGATTGGTTATCCCATTGCCTGTTGCAGGCGGGTAATTTGCAAGCCATGATAAAAAATTGGTGTTTGCCGGCACTGTTTCGCTGAAAGCTTGAGGTCGTGCGAAGTTTTCAAGCGGTCTTCGCGGGCGAAGGTCTGTCACCGCCCCTAAAAGGTTGTTGTTTTCAGATGTAAAATTCGCGCCGTTTCTGATTAGTACTGTGCCTGAATTCATATTAAAAGTTGTTGCGTTTATTGTGGAGTTTGCGTTTATGTCAGCAATACAGCCGCCAATCTCGAAAATGTTTGCGTTGATTTCAGTGTTTGCACGGATAACCACTCTCGGAGTGCCTGCAAACTGCAACATGTTCATATTTTGAGTTGTGGCAAAGGCATCCAGTGCAACCCCATGGACAGCCTCCGCAACATTGCCAAGGCATTCTGCGGCATTGACCCATTCTGTCGTGATTCGATTGCTTGCGTTTGCCGAAATCCCCGTGAAAAAAACATTGCTGCAACCTCTCACAAACAACGCACCCGCCGCCGTTGACGGCTCGGAGTTGGTGAAATCCACGGTAAATCTCGAAGCCGTTGACGCTCGACCGACTATTGCGTTGTGAATCACGCCGATTATCGCAATGTCCTCTGTAAACGGCTGTGTAAACCGTATCAGCAAGTTACCTTTAAACCTTCGGTTATTTATTTTTTCGTCAAGAAACGCCTGCTTGTCGTTAAACTCGAATTCATTTGCAGGAACACCTTCAACTTCAGTATAAACTCCCGAAATGCCGACAGTATCAGCATCCAGTCCATCTCTTCCGGGCGCACCCTGCATAACCAGAATGCTCCAAAAATTTAAATCAGAGGGCGAAACTCCCGTCGGAACATCAGCCAACGCAACATAGCTGTGAATGTTTTGATTCTCGTCTTCCCATTTTACAACATCGTTCAGCGCATAGTCCGCAACAGCACTGCTCCACACCCCGCGCGGGTTTAACATGCTGAATCCTGTTTCCCCTCTTGACGGCTTACCCGTATCATTTATACCAATCCACCAATTGCCGTTATAGCCAATATGAGGAGTTATGCCGTTTTTGACAGTAAATCCCGCCGTCCCGTCCCAATCATATATATAATAGTCTGTTTGAGGGTCTTTAACGAGTAATTCTCTGTATTCAAGATAAGACAACTCAACAAGCCTCCTGACACTGTCGTCAGGTGATGTTATAATTTGAGAGTCAATATCTTTAACACTTGTAATCGTGCGTAAATAAACCCCGGTATTACCAAAAAATGATTCAAATACTGCCACAGTGCCGTAATCATCATTTACAAGTGTTCTGTGGGCAACGAAATCACTTGCCTCAACTGCCCCTGCAAATGCACTGAAAGGGACTACAGTCGCGCTGTTTATTCCGACATCAAGCTTGAAATGCTCCAGATGCATTGCGTCACCTTTGACAAATCTTGATGTAACAGTTTCGACATTAACGCCGACAGTGCCGCTTAACGACCTAAATACCGCAACTGTTCCGTTGCTGTCATAGACAAGCGTCCGATTGGCAATAAAATCAATTGCTGTAACGGCTGTTGCGAATGCACTGAAGGGGACTATTGTCATTATCGGGTCGTCATCACTCGTTACATTAAGAATAAAAAGCTCCGTTTTGAGTACATCTGCACCCGCATCCCCGCCTAATTCACCCTTATCATATTTATATTGCAATGTTTTACTATCATCAAAAAGTATTTCGGAAGCTTCATGGTCATGTTCAGTTTTTGCAAAAGGCAAATCAGCAATGGCAACCAAGTCTATCCAGACGGTATCACCAACATAACGCCATTGTATATGCGTTTCGGTAATTTGCGCTTCTATATTACGCTCCGACTGTCCGCCGCCGATATCAGCCACTAAATGGCGCGTGCCGCCCCAATCCAGATACAGGGCATTATTGCCGCCGGGGTAAATATCATATATAACCCTGTTCGCGGCAGATACCGGTGGCATTACTCCCCCGGTTCTTATTGTATTAATCAATGTCATGCCCAGACCTCCACATATTCAACTCTTTCCATTCTGCTTTCCAAATTATCTGCTCTATCTTCCAGTGCTGTTATTCTTGCAATTGTCGGGGTTAAATCAATATCTTCGCTTGTAAGGTCTAAATCATCCAGCATTTTCTTTAATGTTTCAATATCATTTTCAAAATCTTGATTCATTCCTGCTTGCAAGTCAATAGCTTCTTCAATTTCACTTAATCGGCTAGAAATCTTTGACAAATCAACGCCCGCTCCCGTCTTTTGCTCAAGTAATTCTATATTTCTTACAAAATTATCCCATTCATAGGAGGTTAGAGCATTAGTGATATTAACCATCGGATTCCCGTCGGAATCATTAAACGGCATCCAGCTCCTTGCGGCGGTATTCCCGAAGCCGCGAGTGACACTGACAAGCATATTGCCGCTGATTCCTTTGTATTTTATTGTTTCGACCACATTATTTAATTTATCAAATATTACGGCAGTGTTTGGAGCAGACGCGAAAACAGAGGAATCAGCTACAGGAATCGCGGTATTTGTCGTACTCAAAGAGCCTGTCAGAGGGGTTGACTTGCTTTCTTTGCCCTTTAAAAACATTGGAAATAAATTCATTGGCATTTTTTATCACTCCACAATCTTCACAAGCTCCGACATGGGATTATCAAAGCCTGTAGTATATCTGTAACGGTCTGTATCAACAGGCGGGGAAGGCGGCTGCATGGGCTGTATATAATCAACGGCTTCCAATTCAAACCCCGCCAACCGCGGCATAAATTGATTTTCTTCATTTTGCCACATCTGATAGCCATTTTGGTCTTTCGAGCCGTTAATTGAGATATTAAGGAAATCAACAGCCAGAATTAAGCCCGTGCTTCTAAACAATACCCCAATATCTTGAGGTTGTATCCTTGTTTCAAAATTATGGGTTTGTTTGGCTTTTTCCGCGGGGAACCATTCCAACATATTCAACATATTCTGATAAGCAACAGCTATATTGCCCGTAAAATTGGACTGATTGGAAGTCATAAAGCCGAAAAGGGCATTTATATCATTCAATAAATCAACATAGGCAATAGCAATGCCGTCATTTGCAAAATATGAACGCTCCCATTCATCAAGTATGCCTTGCCGCAATCCAACAAAATATTGAATTAAAAGCTCCTCCAGCCGTGGTTTAGCCTGCCCTAAAGCAATATTTCTCATCAAGACCACAGGAACATGAACATAGATATCAACCCATTTGGGTGTCTGCACCGTCACTCTATGCCCTATCGGAGCAATCCCGTAACCTGTGCCGCTTCTTAAAACAGGGTCTATATGATTATTAACAATTTCTACAAACTCATCCGAAACAGGATAATTATTTGTATCCACAATTGATATTTTAACTGTACCTTCTCCACGCCATACAGGAAATACCATTAAATCCCCAACACCGGCGATTTTAAATGTTTCTTCCTGATATTGGGCAACATTGCCGCCAAACGCCCTTCTTCTCAAGAACCTCAAGAATCGCCGCCGATAATCTTCGTCTGTTTCATAATTTTCTCCCGGAATATAATCATGCGTTATTGTTGCTCTGCCTATGCCGTTTATCGGGCTTGCAGGGGATAAATCGCCGAAATATTGATTGGCAACATCCCCACGCATAAAAGGCACATTGGGGTCGGGAACATGACGGAAAAGAACATCCCCGTTAAGACTCTCGAATATCTCGAATATTATCGGCAATTGCGTATCCCTTGTCGCAAATCGGCTGCCAATGGGGAAATCCGCCTTATCGCCTTGTGTATCCAAAGTAAAGCCCCGCCTTATTGCCCTTGAAGCTTCAGAGCGCGGAAAATCATAATCACGCCCCAGATTATCAAGATTAATCCCGCTTGCCGAATGCACAAATACCTGAATACGCATAGTTTCAACAAGTATTGCCAAATCAATAAGCGACATGGCAATAGGAGCTAAAATTTGGTTTGCAGGACTGAATGCGCGGCTGTCAAACGGCTGTTCTCTGCCTTCATTAAGACGCATAAACATCCTTTCAACAATCGGCTCAAGCCCTAATCTTGCATTTGATAAATCATTAATATCAGATAATAAGGCGTTAAGCAAAGTATTAAAATCCCTATTTCCGCTATGCTGTTCAATGAGGGATATTATATCTCTCTTAAAGTTCTCCAATTCAGGTGTCATAATTTCCCTTTCTTACAAGCGCGTATTAAACCCATAATCAACAGCCCCGTAAATACTGTATATCTTAACTTCACACTGCACACTGCCGGGTGCTTCTTGGAATATTCTTAAAATTTCCAGCCCCGTTATCCTGTCGTCCCTCAAGAGGGCATCATTTAAGACATTTTTTATTTTTGCCCGGAAATAATTGAAGCTTCTGCCGATAAATTGCTCCATTTCAATGCCGTCGTCCGGGTGCATATGGGGAACGGAATACCGCTCTGTATGGACTATTGCATGAACGGTCTGTCTGACGGCCTCAAGCCCGTCTACATACCCGTTTAATCGACTGATAATCGCGCCGTGGTCATCATCTGTATAAATAAAGCCCCATGCCAAAGACGGCAATCTCACAGGGATTAAGGGCTTTGCAAGGCTATCACGCAACGGGACAATCATGCATATGCACTCCTTAAATTATTACCATATGCTTCATTTATAGCTTCTGCCACTATATCCGCCGAATATTGCCCGGCTCTTGCGGCTATGGATTCCCTTTGGGCATCTGAAAGTTGGTTGGCGTTGACAGTTTCATGAATACCGCCCACATTAACCGTCAAATTCGGTCTTTGTTGATATGCACCCCTTGAATAAATGCCTTGGTAAACATTTTCCATCAAGCGTATCATATCGCCTTTAATTTCAACGGCTCCCTGCTGGGCAACTCTCAAGGCTGAACCGCCGGGGGAGCTTGTGCCGTATGAATCAAACACATCGCTCATCTCACCCCCAACATCTCCAAAATCCCCAATGCCTCCAAAGCCGCCCGTAACCAAAGAATCAATATCCCCGAATTTATCGAATGCACTTTCAAACCTGTCTGCCGTATCGCGCCCTATTTGATTGCCGCGCTCAAAAGCTCCGATAATATTATTACGCATCTCTACAGGGTCAAGACGTTCAAACATTCTTTCATAACCGCGACCTTCCAGAAATTGGTCTGCCGCGGCGTTCATCCTTTGGCGCAACCCTGTTAAAGGGTTTTCAACATTCACGCCGGGTATCAAATTTACAACCCTGACAATGGAATCCGCCAGCGGCTGCAATAATGATAAAATTCTGTCAACCATATTTCGGAATAAATCAACCACAGCCCCAATCGGGTCTTTAAATACCCCGCCGATAAAATTCGCCATATCAATAAAGCCATTTATTATAAATGCAACCACATTTAATACATTATCCAGAATTGCCATAAAATGTCCTTTTATAAGCTCCTTCAAAAATCCAAACTGCTCATTGCCTTTTCCTGAAAGTCTTTCAAAAAGACCCGATATCCCTCTGATAACGCCTTGCACAACTTGCCAAACAGACATAAATATCGTTTTAACAACATTCCAGATTCCCATAAATACCCCTATGGCTGTACCGAGTATATCCCCAAAGCTAATCCCCAGTCGACTTAATATGCGCTGGAGCAACACAATCGCCGCGATAATTTTAAGAACAGGAGCCATTGCGATTGCCCATGCTATGGCAAATTTTGCCCCAACAGCAAGAGCAACAATGCCTAATACTGCAAGAGTGGGCATTATGGAGCTTATATTATCTTTGATAAAGCTTGTTGCGCGTTCGACCAAGGGCGGTATTTTTTCAATAAGGGGCAAAATAGCAAATATCGCGCTTGATTTAAAGGTATTCGCGACATCCCCGATTGATTGCTGGATATCCCCCAACACATTGCCCAAAGCCTGCCGCATACCTTCAGGGGTTTGCATCATTGTTTCGGCAAGCCCCCCAAAACTTCGGTCAATCGCGCTTGCAATTGCAGTAGAGCGTTCTATTTCATTGCCAAACTCAATAGCATGTTTTTCCAGCTCGGAGAATTGTACCCCCATCCGCTCCAGATATCGGGTTTGCCCTTTTAATCCTCTGCCAACAGCTTGCGCAATATATTCCATTTTATCCGCGCTGACATTTATTGTTCCCGCAACAGCCACTGATAAGTCCCCAATGCCCTGCATCAAGATTTCTGCCGAACCCAATTCCTTTGTGAACCGCGATAAAGAAGTGACACCCGCAAGCCAATTGGAAGCCCCTATTGAGGTTTGGCTCTGCAACTGCCCCGCAAGCTCCACCATATGCTCATGATGTCGGGCAGCTTCCTCAAGGCTTGAAGCTTGCCTTTCGATTTGGCGGTGCAATTGCGTTCTTATGCGGATTTCCTCATTTGCGGAATCTATGCCGCCTTTAATGTATCCCAAAATCCCGCTTATTGAGAGAATGCCCGCCGCCCCTGCAAGCAAGGGCTTAACCTTTTCAAGGATATTTTTCCATCCCGTTGTTTCTTCCTTGACTGTCTTGGTTAATGCCGCCGCCTCTTTCTTTTCCCGATTAATGTTTTGCTGTTCTTCTTTTATGGCTTGCTTTTCCTTGCGTTCTTCCCTGTCGGCTTCCCTTTGGGCATCCCTTATGGCTTGCCGCTCTTTGCGTTCCTGCCTGTCGGATTCTTTTTGAAGCTCCCTCAATGCTTTTTTTTCCTCATTTGTTTTGGCAATCTCGAGACGCAACTCGGCTTGTTCTTTTTTGGTAGCTTCTGTTGCCGTTTTTATGGCTTGCTGCTCTGCCTTGCCTTCTGCTGCTAATGAGTTCCATATTTCGGTTTCTTGCCGTATTTTTTCAGTTTCTTGCCGGGTTTCGGCAATCTCGGCTTTGATTCCTTTGAGGTCGTCATCAACGCCCTCCATGCCCTCGGAATTAAGGAGTTTAAAAGTCTCGATAAGCTCCAAAACTTCCTCTTTAACAGCCTGAAGGGTTTTGGAAGCTTGGTCATCCAAAACTATTGTATTATTGAGAATTCCCATCATTCGCCGCCCTTTCTCTCTCGGCTAATTCATTCATTTCTGCTTCTATTTGAGAAGTTGCAAAGCCTATCAAAAAACCCTTACGCATATAGGGCGGTAATTCTGAATCGGACAAACCCAAGAAGTGCCATGGCATAATCCCATGCCTCAAGAAAAGGGTTTTCGCCCAAAACAGCTCGTAATTCACAAGCTCGCCGTCTTTATCCCCTCCAACATACTGGAGGGAAGCTAGTTTTTTACCATTTCAGCAAATTCTTCTGTTTTATTTTCTTCAATTTCACGGAATGCGGTTGTCAAATCGTCAATTGCTTTAAAAAGCTGTTCAACGCCCAAAATACCCAAAGCTTTAGCAGTAAAATCCATGCGGTCTCTAGCTCCGCATGATGCCGCCATAGCATTTGTTATGTCTTTAAATTCGACTGTAAAAAGCGATACAGTCTCAAGCTTTATATTGCCGACATTATTATCCAAGTCCAATTTAACATCATCACCATAGACTCCCGCTTTTATCTTCATCCTTTTGCCTTCCATTTCGGCATATTTTACAAAACCCATCGGCATGATATTAAATTTATGCATATTGCCGCGGATTGAAATTTCAACTTCCTTTATTGTTGATTCAAATTCCAGACCTTCATTAAAAAGGTCAATGATTGGGTTATTTTTCGCGCTTTTAATTTCCAATTTTTAACAGCTCCTTTAATAAATAGGCTCAAATTCCCTGATGACAACTTCAGAATCTCTGGGTGCGTTTATTCTCACAGTTGCAATCATTGGGTCACTTGAATTGCCATTTGCGTTGTGATTTTCCGTATAGCTCAACAAGCTCAAATCATTCCATCTGGTTACTCTTCCTCCGTTCGAATGAAAACTGGTAATATCCTCTGTTGTTGTGATAATATCAAAATATTCCTTGACTCTGGCCTTTCTTTTTCTGTTCATCTCGGCAAACATTCCGCCGTCAGCACCTACTATATGCGTTATTGTGATTATGGAATGGGTATGCGTGGTAGTGGTATTTATTCCTCCCATTAACGCACCTACATTCATATCCACATTTTGTTCCTCAACAGTAAAGGTAACAGCCGAGCCTATTATAACAGCTTCTTCGCCCTCTCTTATAATTTCAACCAATGTTTCAGATTGCCTTGTGGGATGCGAAGTAACTACTCTATGAAACGGATTTGTCCTAATCATACCGCAGCACCTCCTATTACCCAAATCATACTCATATCAAAATCAATACTATCAATCATGCCGGGAATTTCAACATTCCTGAATTCAATCGAAGCAGTGGTTGGGCTCGGCTGATTCTGCATAATACTCCATCCTGCTCTACCGCGGAGCTTTGACAAATCATGATTCGCCATTTTGCCTTCTTCAACAAATACCCTTGCAAGCTTATCAACATAGCTTAAAACAATTTCAATGCCTGCATTCGTATTTGGTACACGTGATTTAATCTGTGTATCAAAAATAATATGCCACCTTTTCGCAAAATCATCCAAAATTCTGATAACCATCGGGTCTCGCCATTGCATATTCTTCCTCGGTATCCAAGTAACAAAGCTGTTATTTTCCCTTTCAATGATAAATCTTCCGTCCCAACTTCTTATAAGCGTCATCAAACCCCTGCTATCAGCGTCCTCACGTTCCCGAATAGTAAGCATTGGGCGTATAGCGGTAACATTTGTTAAAATATCGGCTGTTTGACTATGGTTTGAAGGAGCACCCGCGGCACGACCCGCCATAAGACGCACAACATTTGCCTTGCCTAACCAATAATCATTGTCCATTTGGACATCTTGGTGAACAACACTAATAAAACTGCTATCCATTCCTGCATTGGGGTCAGTAAAATCACCGCTAACAATACCTTGGCGAAATCTTTGGGCATCTTGATTGAACTGAATAAGCCACGACCGAAAAAACGAACGGGCAACAGAATAATCAGGGTCATCCGGGGCAAGGCTTAAAGCAATCGTATCCCATTCGGATTCTTTAGTTGCTTGGTCTAAAAATGCCTGCAAGCGCGAATAATAGGGCGGTATAGTGCCGTTATCGCCGCCTTGTAAATTCACCTCACCAAGGGTTATATCGCCATCAGGGTCGAAAATTGCATCAACCATACGATTTTCTGCCATAATAACAGGCAATTGTGAAATATCGCTGATTGATTGAACATGCACCCTTTGGGCATTGAAAAAAGTGGTAATTGTAAAAGCTTCATTTTGCTCAATCACATTCACACTAATCTTATTTCCTGCCGTGCCTTTTTTCTTGGCAACCCATGTTATATCGCCCTGAACGGCTTCAGCTTTTGCCCCACCTGTATTTTGGGGGAATATCAAAGCTCTCACAGCTCCATAGGGTTCATTCGCTACAGCCCCGTTTTTTAACAAAGCCAATAAGCTCCTTTGGGCTATCAGCGATTCATCATCAAATTCCGGCATTGCCGCCGATACACCCACTTTGCCGACAGCGGACAAGCTCTGCCATTCTCTTACATGGATATCGGTCATCATCATCTGCTCTTCTGTGCCAATATCCGAAAACCATGTTAAAGGCATCATATCCACAACAACCCCACGCATATTGGTGGGTGTCATGGGTATTATTTCAGAAAAGATGTTAAATCTTGTACCCGGAAGCCTTTGGGGAAAGGGTACTCGACCCGCCATAATTATCCCTCCTTTATGCTTGCTCTGTGGATTCCATTTGGGCATCTGAAAGTTCATTTGCGTTGACAGCTTCATAGGAAGCACCTTCTTCTTCATCTTTCATAATGCCGATTCTGTCTAAAATATTGTCCATTTTTCCTGCAAAAAAACTCAATGCATTCCCAAGGCTATCCTCCTTTTCCCCGACCAACTCGCAAACAAATCCAAGACCTTTCATAAGCTCAGGATTAAATCTGCAAGGGAATTTTAAGCTCTCTTTAATTGCGTCCACAAAAGCGGGTATGAGTTCCGAAACTCTTTCTGTTTGATAATCGTTAAGTTTTGCCATTTTTCATTTCTCCTTTTATAATTATTTTATCAACCATACGCAAAATCACCATTTAGCGAACAGTTGTTATGTTTATGCGGTTAAATCCTCATAATACAGGGCTTGCAAAAACAGGCACAGCAACACATCTGCAATTATAATCATCACCCGGATGTCCCGTTTCGCCTGTTGCTTGGTTCACAATCGGCGGGTTATCCCATTCAAATATGCCGCCATCCAGCTCCTCATGGTCGGGGCGAACCAAGGCATCTCCCTTTGTCGCCCATTGATACTTTTCAACTCCTGAATCCCTGCAAAAATATTCCATGATATCCGAAAACATTTCACCAATGTTATTAGCGGATATAAAATACAATGCAGACAAAACTTGTTTTTTCTTAATTTCTGCATGTTCAATAAAATCTTTCGTACCGATTAAGCCAAAATACTCGTAAAATCTGATATCGCCTGATATCCGGCGGAGCTTTTGCTCTATATCTTGCTTTTGCTCCACAGCCCAATCATGCATTTTCAACGCAAGATTATTTTCGTGATACTCTTTATTTATTTCAATACCCAAGGTGCGCCCCACTGACAATTGCCATTGCCTGATTGCGAATCTCATGAGAAGTCTTGCAATAATACTTAATCGGGAAGACATGTTGACGGCTTCCAAATCAGGCAGGTAAAGCGGAATATTATTGAATCGCCACAATATCAGCGAATCAACATGTTTCTGAAACTCCTTGTTAATATCTCTTGCCAGCCTGTTATATTCCCGCTCCGCATTATTGGGAAATTGTGTTTCATATTTGCTGACAATCTCCTTCTTCCGCCCGAATCTTTTTTTAAGCTTTTGAGGGTCGGCGTTATAATAAAGCTTCATATTATCATACCCACAATCCTTGTTTTTCTGATTTCCAGAAAAGACTGACCATATTTTGTTGATTTCAGGCTTCCTTCTTTGCTGTCAATATCAGACTGATTTAAGGCGTATGTCACACTGCCGCCGTCCTCTGCTATGCTTTGGATTGGCTGAATACCGTCCGCCATATCTTGAGATAATTGCGCCATCTTCATCCTATGGGCAGTTAATAATGCCAGAGCTTGCAAATACATCTTGCCAAAAAATGCACTGTCAACCATTGGCTCTGTCATTTCAACCCAAATGCAAACTTCATCATCTGCTTTTTCGTGAAATTCTGTTGCCAAAATGCGGAAATACGGCAAAGCTGAACAGCTCATGATATCAACTCCTTATGCAAGCGGAACAATCAATGAGGACATTGGATAATAAATCAAAACCCCTGCTGTTGTAGCGCGGGAGATAATTTCAAATCCCAACCCCTTTGCTTGCGGCGGAGTTTGGTCGAAAGGAACAGGAGTTTCAATTGAAAAACTGTTTCTGTCGTCGGAGTAATAAAAACTCACCCCTGTTGCCTCATAAGCAGTACCCCTCAATATATCACTACGCGGATTCAATTCGGGAACATCTATAATTTTCCTCAAAAGTCCGCCGCTGTTATCAATAAGCCATGTTGCTATTGATTTCGTATCGCCGTCATTAAACCGCGTCATATGCAAACGAGTGAATAAATCAGTCGGGACTGCCCATGTATCAGGTCTTTCCACACCGGCTGTAGTTATCCTTACGGAGCTTGTCATCTCTCTAACAAAATCCAGAATTTGCACTGATGTCATGGCGGCAAAATCCAGAGGAGTAGGAAAAATAGGGAAGCTAACATCCTTATTGGGGGTCAAAATGCCCATCAGACCTTCTTCTTCATCCCCCACCCATGCAATTCTGTTAAGCTCTTGGTCTAAAGACAGACGGCTTCCACGGGCAAGCTCCGCTTGCAAAGGTATATTGCCGAAAATTGCAGCTTCTATCTGGTCAACTGTATAAAAATAACTGTTAGCTACAGGCTTTATATTCGTGTTTCTCCATTTTGTGGAATTTGCAACCCTTGGAATGTCATTAGCTTCAGGGGAATAAATTCTGGATTTTCCAAAATAGTCAAAACCTCTCCATGAAACAGTTTGCGCCCCACGCTCTACACTACTTGTAACAGGAAATAAGCTCATTGCGTGATTTTCAGGATACTTTAAGTTATAAAATTCAATTTTTAAAAAGTCCAATTGCTGCGCTATATGCAATGCGGCATCCACGCTGTCATTTCTAATCGAAGCACTTTGAATTATCGGTAAATTTCTTAATGCACTCAAATCCTCAATACTGAAAGCTTTATGTTCAAGCTGTTTACGCCTTGAATCAGACAACCTTAAAACCTCCTATCGGGTTATCAAACCCTATTAATTCAAATTCTTGGATAATAATGCGGGAAGTATCTTTAACTTCAGTTACTTCCCTCAAGAAAAAAGCTCAATTTCCGCCAATCCGCCGCCGACATCAACCCTGAGGAATCTTCCGTTAATTGATGTCCCGCCGCTTGTCGAAAAAAGCCCCGTCGGCATCAAGAATACAGAGTCGTTATAAGCAGGAGAAGCCCCTGTATCCAGCTTTACCCAAATCCTACCCCAGCGCATTACACTAATGGAGCTTGCTTCGGGTATACGCACGGTTTCGCCGTCCATATCAAGCTCCTTAACCCATGTATTAACGCTTACGCCCTCAAATGTCCCCACACCTACACGAACAGTTTCACCGGGTACAGAACCGACAACAACACCTATGCCAAACTCCATATTATCGCCCTCAACTGCCCGGCTGTCAATAACATTCGGCGTGGTATCAGATACCAGTCCCGGAGTTCCGGCAACAAATTGATGTCTGTATTCAGTTTGCATTATTTTACACCTCCAAATATCTCTTCCATTCGCTTATCTCTTACGGCTTGCGCATTATTGGCGGGTCTTTGAACGCCGTCAGCCCTAACCATTCCCTCATATTGGGAAATTATCGGCTTACGCTTTGCAATAGCGTCCAATGATAAACTGTATAATGTTTCCAAGTCGCGCCCATCCAGACGGACACCGGGCAGAGCTTTTTTAACAATCTCTTTTTTCACCGCCGAAACATTCATTTTGCTTGTATCTATTCCAAGTTTTTCCCCTGCTTCCCGCATTTTTAAATAGCCATCCAGCTTAATAAATGCAGATTCTTCATCTTCGGGGTCGATATGGATTGAAGTGTCAGAATCCTCTTTATTTTCATAATACTTATCCACAAGCTTTTCCAGACCTTCAACCAAGCCTTTTTCACCCTCATCTTGATTTTCAGGCTCCTTATCAGTCGTGGGCATCTGACTCTCAATGATTTCTTCAATAATTTCCAATATTACGGGAAAATCGTTTTCATCCAATGTCCTTCCCTTCAATGCGTCAAGCTTGGTTCGGATATCGCCCGAATCCTGTATCAAACCTTTGTCTTCCTCCATTGCAGGAGTATCAATTGCCGCTTTATCCACTTCTTGTTCCTCCTTTTGGTCAATATGCAATCGGACTTTTTCACCCGCTCTTGCAGTCTCTACAACTGCCAGATTATTGATTAAAATATTTGTTTGAATTGAATCATATGCTTCGCCGTTAAATTCCCCGCTTTCTTCCACCATATCAGGGGTATAACTCAAGGACAATTGACGCAAACCGGGATTATTTCTTAAAGCTTCAACATCTTTAATCATAATCTTGCAACGCACATAATCGCCATCCCTATATGCATTGATAATATTTCCAATGGTATAGTCGCGGAAATTCTCACCGTCAATTAATCCGCCTTTGTCAGTATAATGGGTTAAAATAACATCCTTGCCTTCATAACTCTCAAGGCTCGCTTCGCTGAAAACATGTTCGGGCAACCGCGCTTCGCGCCTGACCGACCCATCCAATTGCGGATATTCCTGCACGCCAATACGTGCAACAATCGGATTATCAACAATAAAGCCTTCGGGCGTGAAGTATGTTGTATCCAGCTTTGCACTTTCTACGCTATCTTTCCGCATTTAACCAGCTCCAAATTTCAACTATTCGCAAAAGCATCGTTTAACGAAGAGTTGCGTTATTTAAAGTCCCTTAATCGGGACAGCATGGGCGTTGCATCCTGTAAACTCAACAAATCCTCTATCTGATATTCATTGTCCTCTGACAAACCCTTCCTTATCTCGGATGGGTCAAGCACGCCCATCTCACAATACATATCAGCAATTTCCGCTTTCTGCCTTGCCACTTGCATTTCTTGCAGCTTTATTTGCATTTCTTCCAAATCGGATAAAACTTCCAAGGAATTAAATACAAAATTAACTTCAGGGCGTTCCGCGATTTTCCCCTTAAACAGCCCCTCTTGAATTATCAGGTCTATTAACAAAAGCAAAGGAGCTTTTAAGTTCAGTTCTTGGTTACTTTCGACCTCGCTGTGCCAAAATTTGGTATCGCTTTCGCCTGTCGATTGCAAACCGCCGGGCGAAGTTCCGAAAAGCTTTGTTTGAGGATGCCTGCTTGCCGCCGCCAAGTCGTCCATAGAAGCCCTTACGACCTCTTGCAAGCCATGAAGCGGCGCATGAGCAAACTCAATGTCCTCTGTTTCTTTATCAATGCCGATATATTTGTCGCGGTTAAAAAATTTACTTATCCATCCCAGACGCTTTTTCATTTTCGCTTCGCCGTTCTCTGCACTCAAGATTGAAACCATATCCGTTTTAAATATTGGCTGAACGCTTCTTTCAAGCATTTTTAAACTCATCTCATGGGCTTTGATATAGTTGCCCAATGGTTTTGCAACCCTGTAATATTCAGGCAAGCCCCAAAATTGATATTGCTGATATTGGCTATAGGACATAAGCTCCCCGTTTTTGAAAGTAATACAGCGGCTTTCATGAACCCGAAAACGCCCCCCTCTATTTGTGGTTATATCATAAAATTCCGGGTCGCCTGTTTTCCACGGCTGTTCTTGATTAAAGAGATATACACTTGCAAAATCGGGTATGGCTTCCGTTCTGTCATAAACCCTCAAGTCCGCGAAATTATGCAAATTTTCAAGCGATAAAGGGCTTTCAAGGCTATTTCCGTCATCCAAGAACATAACCATCAATGCGCCGCCGAATAAACGACTTCTCTTTTGGGCATCAGCAATTTTTTTATTAATCTTTAAATCATCAATACGCGAAAAAATGAAATTATTAATTTCGGAATCTGAAATGCCCAATTCATAACCGCGCCGCATGGAATCTTCGGGCAAGCTGTCAATAATGCGCGAAAAAATGCCGATTGTTTCATATTTCAATGCAAGCCCCGCATCATCAATATAAATAACTTCTGATTCCATCACAACACTCCTAAAAATAACTCATAATGCTCGGCTTTAATCTTTCAATCTCAGCAAATGCGGAGCTTGAAGCATCTACCATATCTTTATATTTACTTTCGGGAAAAGATTCCAATTGACTGACATACATATCATTCCATGGGGCAACAACAAGTTCAAAATTCCCGCCCTGCCATTGTGCCGCCATAGGCTCTGCTCTTGTTTCTTTATTGCCTGTTTCGGGAGTCATCCAAACCGAATAGCCCGAAAGGAATTTTATGTAACCTTCTTTTTGTGCTTTTCCTGCCTGCCCCGGGTCTTGCGGTATGCGTATTTTGACATTGCCGAACATTGCTTTGTCTTGCTGTGCTTTGTGCAAAACCGTGGCTCTTACTTCCGAAGGGCTTAACCTATCGTTGGTTACATCTGCAATGATATATGTCCCGTCGCGCCGCTTGCCCATCAAGACGCTTGCGGTATATGCACCCTCTTTTTTCTCTCTGTCAGATGTTGCCGCAAAGTCCCAGCCCCTAATCCAACTTTTTACATCCGAAGGAATAACGGAGATAAAATTACGTATTTGAGAACGCTTGAAATATAATCCTGCGGCGGGTCTGATTTTCCAATTACCATAAAGCTTCCTCTCGCGTTCTATCAGCGATAAACCTTTCAAGCTCCCGACATAATCAGGGTTCATTTCCATAAGTATATCATTATCATAAACCGAAGACGGAATAAAAGACACCGATTTAACATCATTCACGGTAAAATCGGGATATCTTTTTAAAAGCTCTTCAGGATTGCCGCCCCAGATTATTTCCTCAAGATTTCGGATAAAATAACGCTTAATACCCGACTTTTCTCCAATGGCATATCCTGTTTCTTGGTCTATCCACCAAGAAAGAAAATCTGCTGCCCAAGCTTCAGCATCAGGGTTACATGTAGCCAAAATATGGGGCTTAACGCCGCAAACCGAACGATTTCGGCTGAACAAGTAGAAAAATTGTTCTTCGGTGAATTGGCATAATTCATCAAAAATAATCAAAGGCATTTGCGCTCCGTCAAAACTGCGTAAGGTTTTTTCATCCTGCATATGCGAAAGCTCAACTGTTGCGCCGCTCGGAAATGTCCACCTTATCGGAGACCCCATTCTTAATCGGGCGTTAAGCAGGGGGTAAACGGCTTTGCTTGCGTCTAATATAGAGCCTTGCCTTCTTAATTCGGGGTAAGTGCGTCTGAAAATCGTAGCTCCAAAGCCCGGATTATGGATAAACCGCAAAGGAGCAAGTATTGCGGCAAAGGTCTTGCCACCGCCTGCCGCGCCGCCGTAAACCGTTATATTTGCGGAGCTTGAAAGAAATTCCTCTTGCTTGGGTTGGGGTTTGATTATCCTCACAAAAACCCCCATTTCATCAACTTATCGGCAACTATTCGCAAAATTTCGGTTTAACGAAGAGTTGATTTAATTTACATAATTTGCATTTTCCATGCCGTTACTTGGAAGATAAATCTGCACAGGAATGCCTTGCGCTTGACTTATTTGCTCATCTGACCATCCGGCTTGACACGACAAATAATACTTTGCGCCGTCAAATGTCTTTTTATCAGCAAGCAATGCCTCATAGCATGAATCAATATAGGTTTTTGCCCGATTAAGGATATGCCCTATGCCGTCATCATTCCCCATAGCTTCACGGAATTCTTTTAAATTTTTGAAGTCTAAAGCATAACATAGCCCTGATAACGTGGGAATAACCGGGTTTATTCGGATATCTCTGCCAAATCGGTCTAATATCGGCTTTCCTCTGTTGTCTGCAACAAGTTCGCCCTTGCATTCTTTAAAATATTCTTCGATTTTTTGTTTAACGTCTTGTGTTCTCCTGCTTTCAATTTTTTTTCCCATTCAAGCACCTCCTTCCTGCCGATTTGCTGTATTTGGGCATTAATTGCTCGATAATTTGCTTTTTTTAGTTTTTAGGTGTCTAGCTATACCTAAAATTTTAAAGCGAATTTTGGTTAAATTATTGCCTTCTAGGGGCATTCTATTTTTTGATTCTTTAATCTGCCTCCGCAAAGCTCTTATCTTCGTTTTTTTTCACATTATCCCCTGTAGACATATTCTTAATCGGACTAACATAGCCTTGATTGTTTTCGGTTCGATTAAGGGGGTTGGAGGGGGGATTTTTCTGTTGTTTTAATAATACTACAAATCAACGCAAAAATCAATAGTTTTATGCGATGTTATTTAAGCATTCCACTATCATTTCATTAATTATTTAATCGATTGAATTTTGATGTAGAATTTTATAACATTTTGACTGTTTATCTGAAAAGTGTGTCAAAACGCCTGAATTGATTTCCTAAATTATACCAATTATAATATTTACTGATATATTATTAATTTATTATTTCTTTTATAAGACTTTTTTATGTAATCAATTAATTGCGCATAATACCCCGTATTTTGCTTTTAATACATCATAGGTATGATGGAATGATGGAATGTCGATTAATCGACTAAACATTGATTAAAAGGTTATTCCTTAATTCCACTTACTATATATATATAAAAAAAAAAAAAATATATATATATATATATATTTATAATACAAAGGGGTTAATTACAATGTACTATGATGGAATTTTCAAAAAAAAAACCGCCCACCCCGCTCTATATGCGGGTTAAGGGCGGTACATCATACTATTCCTCTTCGGGGAAAATCACCCCGCTCTTGGCAATCCATCTTTTTCCTCTCACATACCCGCCATCTTGCCCCTTTATTTTAAAGTCCTTCAGGTCGTAATAGGCTCCCCTATGCTTCTTAAACCGCTCGGTGAACTTATTATGGGGAACAGACGTTATTTTTCTTTCTTTGCACCATTCTTCATAACCCGTAAAAATAATCCTCGAAACCGCCCCATCCCAACATTTCATACCTAAAATGTTATCTTCTTCCATATAATCAATATATCGAAAAGCACTGTCAACTTCCATAAGATTATCTATGAGGAAATTTTTAGTAAGTTCCTCTGCGGATTTAGGAATTACATAACCATCTTCCAGTGTACCGATTAAGCCTTTTATCGCAATTTCCAACATTGCCCGTCTTGTCATTGGGTCGGAAAAAAAATCCTCCATTTTTACGCTTGAAATTTCATCTCGTTTGCCGCGAAAATTCCCTGTAAATGGCATTATGCATAACCTACTGCCCAACCCCCCGCTTTTATCGCCAATGGTTGGTATTTCATTACAGGCTATTATCGTTGTGGCAGTGACTTTTGCAATATACGGTCTGATATTTTTGTGATTAATCGAAGCATATCCCCCTGTCACGGATGTTTTTAAAAATGAGATATCGCCAACATAGTTTGCACTCATTTCATCAATTATATTTGCAAATTTACCCGCCATTTCGGCGGCTTGGTGGGAATCTTTGCCCATTGCCTGTAAAGCAGTGCCTGAAATATTTTCTTGTCCGACAAACTTTATAATACTGTTAAGAAATGTCGATTTGCCGTTGCCACCTGAAGGATTGCAAAGCACAAAGCATTTACCTGCACCCTCGCCTTGTCGAATAACAGCCCCTAATATCTGGCAAATCAATTTAGCAGTCATTGGGTCGTTATCCGCCCAATCGTTCACATACCCCATATATCTTTTAAGATTTTGGACATATTCCCGCCCGCGGACATTGTAATTGATATCCAAAAAGCTTATAAAAAAAGCTTCGGGGGTATGGTCGCGTGCCATTACGCCGTCTTCGGTTATCTTCAGAATACAGTCCGCAAGGCATAAAAGCCCGTCTGTACCTTGCCCTATAACGGCGGTTGGCGCAAGGGGTATAATTCTTTTACAGGCTTTCAAGCACTCGGTAAAATTAAGGAATATCTCAAAATTTTCCCCATTCATAATCCTTTGCTTATATCTGCTGCCAACAACCTTTTTGGGATTATCCGAGGTTTCAACCATCAAGCCGATTGCATCATGTAATTCGCTGGATACTCCGGTTTTCCATTCGCGGTATATATGCGCTTCTTCGCAACCCACAAGATTTGCAATATCTTCTTTGCCTTGCCGGTATATCCTGCCGTCAAAATAATATGGGGTTCGGACACTGCCGTCTGTACTCACAACGATTTTAATATTGTGCCTTTTAACAACTCTTTCGCATACGCCTCTTATAATTCTTGCGTTGTACATAATACTCATCCTTTTTTTTTTTTTCTTTTTTCAGAATACCATATTTATATAAGTTTGTCAAGAATAATAAAAAAAAATATATTTGACAAACTTACTCTTTTGTGTTAAAATATAATTGTTATAATAAATATAGAAAGGGTGTAAAAAATGACAATGGAAATAATTAAAAAATTATCAAAAGAAATAAGCCCCAAAGAATACAACATGTTAAGGGCGAATTTAGGAATGAAAAGGGCGGCATTAGCTGAAGTTTTAGGTGTAAACATTCAAGTTATAAGTAATTGGGGAACCGGCAGCACTAAAATTCCTCAAATCCATTGCATAAAACTTTCTGTCTTGGCGAAAGAATTAGGAATCCCGAATGAGAGGTGGCGGGATGTATAAAACGCTCCGCCCCTTCCAGCATGAAAATGTCCAAGATATCCGAAACGCAATAAAGCAGGGTTATAAAGCAATTTTGAATGTTTTGCCTTGCGGCGCGGGTAAATCTGTAATCCAAGCGGAAATCGCAAGATTAGCCACGATTAAGGGCAAGAGAATTCTTTTTATTGTCCACCGCAAAGAACTTTTGGAGCAAATCAAAGATACCTTTTTTGAACAGCGCGTCTGCTTTCTGCATTGCCGATTCTATCTTATCCAATCAGTTTCAAGGTTTGATGAATTTAACCCGGATATCATACTGATTGATGAGGCCCATAATGCCCGCGCCGAATCTTATGTAAAACTTTTTGAAAGATTCCCCCAAGCCGTTAAAATCGGATTCACTGCAACGCCGAAAAGATTAGGCAAGAAAAAATTAGGAGATATCTTTGATGAAATTATCGTGGGCGTGTCTGCAAAATGGCTGATTGACAATAACTATCTCGCGCCTTACCGAATGTTTTCACTGCCCTCAGCGGATTTATCAAATATTTCGGTGCGAAACGGGGAATACGACCAAGGGGCTCTTGCCCTGCTTATGGAAGATGAACAAATCTATAAAGATACCGTAAACCTGTATAACCAACATCTGCAAGGAAAAAAAACAATAATTTATTGCGTATCCGTCAAAGCCGCAAAAATGACAGCAAACTGCTTTATTCAATCAAAAATAAGAGCCGCCGATATTTCATGTTATACCCCGAAAAGAGAACGCCATGCAAAATTAGAGGCTTTCAGGCGCGGTGAAATTGAAGTTTTAACAAACTTCTACTTATTCGGGGAAGGAATTGATGTTGTTGACTGCCAAGCTGTCATAGATTTGGCAAAAACAAAATCACTTGCAAGATATCTGCAAAAAACAATGCGTTGTATGAGGTATCAGCCGGATAAGACAGCAATTATAATTGATTGCGTCGGAAATTCCCTTGAACATGGTCTGCCCGATAGTGAAAGAAAATGGAGCTTGACTGAAACAAGAAAAACAGAAAAAGGGGACGCGCCTGTTAAGGTCTGCCCCAAATGCAATACAGTTAATTATTTGATTGCTAAAAAATGCGTTAGTTGTGATTTTGAATTTGAATTGACAGAAAAAGAAAGTATTGATATATCCGCCGTTGTTGAGGTTGACCTTGAACGCATCCGCCGCATCCTTGACGCTCCGTATAATCAATATACAAAAATCAAGACATGGGAGGAATTAACGGAATTTCGGAAAATCAGGGGTTATAAGTTTTTTTGGGCGATATTTAAGGCAATCGAATTAGGACTTGATATTCCGCCCAAGTATCAAAAGTATATATCTATAGCCAATAAAAAAACCGCCGGTTAATGGCGGTTTTTCAGTTAAGATGGTTGAGTATTTTCAATCATTTCCCAATACCTTTCATTTCTCCTTTCTTCGGCATGGTTCAATCCCCTCTCCCAGAAATATTGAGGTGCTTGGCGTGAAGTACCATAGTTCGGAAAGCTTGCATAATATTGTCCTGCCGGGTTTTTGGCTATATTCATCCAGTCGGCTTTGGTTTTCGTCCCTTCTTGCTTGATTTCTCCCATTTTGTAGCTGTTCACGAGTTCTCCTGTAAGATATGGACTGTAAGGAATAACTGAATCAAGGAAAAAATACCATTCTTCCTGCATAAACTCTTTGTTTATTTTCGGCATTTCCTCAATTGCATTTTCCAATAATTGCACAAAAGATTCCAGCTCCGAAATGTCAGTTTTAATCATCTTCATCCCTCGTATCGGTATTCAGTGATATATCCATATTAACATGTTCGATTTTGGGATATACAAGCGCAACTGTATCCTCACTCACTTCAACGGTTAAGAATGTATGCAATACGCCTGCTTCCTTATGGGTCGGGTTGGCTTGTTGGGTCGGGTAAACGCCCCCAAAGACATCAATTTCCTGCAAAACGCGTTCCAGCATCAAATCCATTTTGTCCAGCTCTTCTTGCAATAGCGGAATCTGCTGCAAGTCAAGCGGATTGATGTCTATATAATAACGTACGGAAATAAGATATTGATAAAAATAACGTACAGCCGCCCCCACTCTTTGCCTGTGCGTCCTTGTACGGCTTAATTGTTCAATAAAGATAAAAGGGTAGATATCTTTATTGTTTGGATTATGAATATCGTCTGTCACAGTATCCCTGCCCCCGGTATTGCGAAAAACATTTAAAGGGCGTGTTGCTATCGGAATACTGCCGCCTGTAGACCATGGGCGTATTATAGTAACCGACGGTATCCATTTTCTTATCTTATCTTCTATTGCATGTGGTACGCTGTTGCCGGTTAATTGCTCCATGATTCCTCCAATTTTAGTATTTTATGCCATTATAAACGTGCGCCCACTTCATGCATCGCCAATTCCGGGTTGTCGTAAATATTGCCGACAACCTTGATTACATAATCGCCGCTTTGAAAAATGACTGATAAGCCGTTACTGCCGTCAAAATCATGGTCGCAATCTGAATCAAAGGCGGGGTATCCACTGTCGCCATACCATTTGACGGTGCAGATTGTCCAATCGTCTTCCGGGGTTTCTTCATTTTCCGAGCCGTAAAGATATCGTACAATATCCCCTTCAAAAATCAGCTTGCCGTTTTTATCTTTAAGTCCTGTGCATTGCATGAGAATATTATGTCTTGCATCAGCGATGCAGCGTTCGCCAATTTCATTTGAGTATTCGACAGCAATTCCGCTTCTAAAATAATGCAGTTTGGTTGGTGTTACCATTTTACTTACTACAGGCAACCAAACTCTGTATAAAAATCTTTCATCTGCCTTCATTTTCATTTCCCCTTTTTTTTACATCCCAAACGGCGAATGGGTATGCATATAAACATATCTGCTCTTTTGCCCCATATTTCGGTGAAGCCATTCGTCTGCTGCTTCTTTGGACAAATGATTTTCCATTGCTTTATATTCATAGCTGTATTCGCCCGCTTCTTGTTTTTGCCTTATACGCTCTGCAATCTCCTCCCTTTCGTAGTTGGCTTCGACAAGATACAAATCGTAATTCTTTGCTTCTATCCCATCAAGGCTTGATGTGTCGGTGGCATAAAATACCTTCTTTTCACCGATTAAGATATGCCAAGCGCAATTCGGGACATTATGGGGGATGATTTGTGCAAAGACTGTGCAGAAA